AAATCAACCTCCTCTTTTTTTAATGTTCCGACGGCTTTCCCTTTTCCGGTTAACTTGATCGATCTGGTGTCAACAAAGTTCTTGTATTCAAATATCTGATCTTCTGTCAGGCAGTTTGGCTTGTGCTTGTAGCTCCAAAGTTTATTCAGATATTCCTTACGTTTGTCACACCCACAGTCTTTACCGTTTGCAACCAGCTCAACAATAGCTTTTATGCCTGTTGCTTTTGTGATCTTTTCAATAGTGTCTCCAAGTCCTTTTGATTTCATTTTTTTATGCTTTAATCTTTTGTTATTGTATCTGCTCATATCCCCGTTTAGAATCGTTTTCCGGGCATCTTGAATCGTTCTGTAAATGTAAACGTAATTTATTCCGAACTGAGATTGGATGTCTCTTAGAGAGTTATCAAAATTAAGCTCCAGAAGTTCTCTTTTGGTATATGGCAACCTATTAGCCCGGTCGATTAGTTTTTTCTCTTCGTCTGTCGGTTCAAATTTCTCCTCTGTTTGTAAAGAATCCCAAATTGATGAACTCCCGGCAGCCCGGTTTATAAAATATTCTGAATCATCTTTATCTTTTATCGTGCTGTCAGTCGATATGAATTTCCGATCATTCTTTTTCATGTTTAAAAATATGCTTTTCATTGTGCAAACGATGTAATAGTCTGTCATTTCCTGGCCCCGGTCGTTTGCGAGTCTCCTCAAATACATCTCCTGTACTACATCATCGGCTAATGATTTGTCTCCTCCGCATATCTTGACAGCTATTTCTCGCCATAGTTTGTCTTTCTTCGACAACTCCTCAAGCATATTAAATAAAATGTTTTATCATTTTGATCAGTATTATCC